TAGTGCATAATCATTGGTACTTTTCGCTGCCGCTTGATGTAGTGACAGCATCAGATATTATCGAACGAACTTAGGCTCGCACTGATCTGGAGTACCCTTTGGCGATGGGCAGAACCAGCCCTTCCAAGCCTTTGGAGCGCCTGGCTTTGACTCACGCCATACCAAAGCACCATGCTTGCATTGTCCTTCAGGGAAGGATGTTGGGCTGGAGTACTGCTGTACTGGGGCTGATGGTTGAGCCACAGGTGTAGCACCAAGAGATTGGATAGCGTGTTGGATGTTACCAGCATTGCCAAGGGCAGCTGACACTGATCCAATAAGAGCAGCGGTGTCTTGAATAGTAGCCAAGCTACCTTCTAGTTCTGCTGGTGTTGCAGCGTAGATGTTGATAAGTGTGCCGTCAGCCAACTTGAAGTTGACCTGCAGTTTTGTTCCTTCTGTTGCCATGTTATTTTCCTATCGTTGCTAGTGGGTCGTATATTTGTGAAAGTTCTCCGCCTACAGAGTAGCAATAGTCGCGTACTCCGCAAGTACCACACATCATTCCGATGTTGGGTAAGTAAATCTCAGCTTCCAGTCCTCGTGCAAACTGCTCAAACAACTCAGTCATTACGGGAATTGTCCATCGTTCTAGTCCAGCGACTTCAATAAACTCTGCCTTGCGAGCAGAGTAATAAAAGCCACGGGTGGGGCGTACACCAAATTGCATCTCCATACAACAGGCGTAGATGCCTAGTTGCATTGCGGAGTCGGGGGTGTAAGAGCCAGTCTTAAAGTCTACCACGGCAAGCTCACCTGTGGGTAGCACAGCAATTAGATCCGCAAAGGCTTTGATAAGAACTTTACCAAAGTTCTGCATGAAACCAATTTCTACACCAGGCACACCAGTTTCAGTCTGCCAAATCTCCATGTTGGATTGTTGCCATACATTGATGAAGTCAAAGAACATCTTGCGACCATTCTCATCCCACCATGCTTTATCTTCCTTGTTGGGATTAGCCTTAGTGGCTCTGCCACCAGTGCGCCAATCCATAGGATTGGAGCCAGTCTTGGTTTCGACTTCAGCAATCTGCCCAATGAAGGCTTCATCCCAGATCGTATCCCAAGTCATTCGCTCACCGTGCCGTATACAATCTCAGCGGCTTTCTTTAAGCCAGCAATAATGTCAGCGTTGGTTTCAGACTCAGCTGCAACTTCGATCCGTGCTGCCAAGTTCTTGCGCATAATGTATTCGGCTTCAACGAATGCACGAGTAAACGCATCCTTGCCTACAATCTTTGCTTTGCGACTGCTCATTACCACTCAACTCCTAGGTACATATTCAAGAACATTAGTTCGATGCCGTACTTGTCAAAGCGTAGAGCTACGCCAAAGGATGTACGAGAGGTGTACAGATAAACGCTGTACTTCTTATTCTTAGTCAGATACTTATTCACGCGATTCTCCTAACGGTGGGGTAACTGCGGTGGCGAGGCTACCACATAGCGCACAGTTGATGTCAAGGAAATAGATACCGATTTCTCCGTCATCGTCAAACTTACATTTGACCGACCATAAATCTGATCCGCATGGGCATACTCTGATTGGGCCAAGAGAACGGTAATCCGCTTCTGCGCCTTTGGTGGGTTTAAGGTTTGCAATGTCGTCCATTCTAGAAAGGTGGCTCGTCTGTCATTGGTGCCTTAGAAGCCTCAAAGGTCTGCAACAAGAACTTTTCTGCTGCACTGTGGAATGCACTTCCACCAATAAACCACCAAGCAGGTTCGCTAGGTGCCTGTAAATTACGCTCCAACTGGAACGCCTTGCCACATCGTAGCCATGACGTGAAAGCTGAAAACGATCTATGTTGTATGGTTGTTTCTGTCATAGGCGGAGCGTAGCATTAGCCTATGCTCGGGTAGCAATTCGACACGCCGATGTACTTTGCCTATGTGGTTCGATTTGACATACGCCTATGGGGTATGTGTAAAATATGAGCGAAGCGAATGCGATACGGGTAGAGGCGGCAAGGCTGATAGCCTCCAACGGGTAAACGGAAACAATAAAAAAGCCCCCCGCTGTTTAGGCGAGGGGCTTAGTCGTTCTATTAAGTTGTTATTGTTTCACTGCTTCATCCGCCGCAACAAGTGCGTGGTTAGGAGCAGGGAATGTATCTGCTGGATTGACATAGCGGTAGATCAAAGGAACTACAGCAGCTACGCCAGCACCGAGAAGTGCTTTGATAGATGTGGTGTGATGCACGATGTATTCGGTAAGGATACCGCCGACAAGTACATGGAACCAAGCTGCGAGAATTGTCCACACCTTTGGTGGGATGTTAATTAAATATTTGTTCTTTGCCATACGTGTTACTCCTTTAGGATGCCCACTTTGGGCTACCAAATCCTACCACGAATACAGGCAACTTCTTGGTGTTGGCCGCCTTGTAGGCTCTAATCTTCACACATACTTCTCCGCCATTGGCTTGGCTACCAGTAGGTTTCTTGTCTGGGCTGGTGTTGCCCTCGATGGTAGTTACTGTGCCATCTCCGTTGTCCTTGACAACTAGACCCACATGCTCGATGCCCTTGTTATCAAAGGTAAAGAATACGATGTCGCCTGGCTGTGGCTTGGCTGTCTCATGGTTAGACCATCTGCCCTGACCTTGAAAGCCAGTGGCTCCAGCGGGCGTATAGACGCAGTTAGGCATACCTTTGAACTTAACCTCATTGGCTAGCCACATTATAAAGGATCCGCACCATGGCATACCATCATGCTTGGTGAAGGCGCCGTACTTAGTCTTGTTGTTAGGTACCTCCACGGTACCTACCTCAGCCTGTGCTTTGGCGAGGAAGTCTGCTAGTTGGCTCATTGTTCTATCCTTGCTTTCATTACCTCAACGTCCACCTTGATGGATTGTTGGTTTTCGATTAAGGCATCTACCTTGTTGATAAGACCAGTCTTGCCATCGTTATAGAGCGCATACTCGATACGGCTAGTGCGCTTGTCCATTTCAGTAAGACATTCCATCAGCGGCTTTAATTCCTCACGAAGTTCGATGAGATGGTTCTCTACCGACTTGTGTACTCCGTGCTTGAATAGTCTCCAGATACCGATGCCTGTTGCACAAGCTACAAAGAAGTATCCGTATACGCCATTGGCTATGTCTGCCCAGCTCATGTCTTTATACCGTTCTGATTTGTAGGACGATACGCCCACCGAAGCCAGTAAAGCGGCGCTCAGGGGGTGTCTCTCGGACGAAGGTAACGCTTTCAATGACACAGCGAACTGTCTCATTGTTGGTAAAGTCTTGGAAGATAATGACATCTCCGCCAGACTCTAGCGTTTCTAGTTGAGATAGACGCTCAGAGGCACGACCTTCATATCCAACGGTCATGTTGTTCTTGTCGCCTTCAAAGTCGTAGTTGAGTAGTGGCACTGTGTAGATGCGTTGACGGCGTACTGCTGGCAGAGCCTTGAGTTGGTAGCCGTTGAATGAATCTTCTGTGCCTACTGCCTGTGAGGTAGCAGAGTAAAGAGTAAACTTTAAGCCAATAGATTCTTTTGGTGTTACATCGTATTGATCTAAACCAGTAATGTCTTGGGTGAAGTCAAAGCCGTTGGCTACAGTGATGATGTCGGTTACTGCGCCGTTGGCATCTACGCTAGAGAGTTGGAGTGAGCCAACCATCGGCGTGGTTTGACGCAGCTTGACCAATTCAAAGTGCTTGTCCTCAAGGGTGAAGTAGCGGATTTGTCCAGTTTGGATGTAGCCGTTTGCTACCAATGTGTTTGACTGAAAGTAGACGCCTACACCAGTAACGCCAATAGCCAACTTGTTGGTTGTGCCAATGACGCATACTGTTGGTACTTCTGCTGTGCTAGGCACACGAAGGTGGGTAGCGTAAGCCATTTGGTTAGGAGTAATCTCACGGCTCAAGTCAATTTTGACTAAGCCAGATGAGTATGTGCCATCGCCATTGTCAATGTAGTTTGTCACTGTGCAGTAAGCAAAGCGGTCATTGAAGGTGATGGACTTACACGGAGAACCGTTGAGGTTAGTTCCGCTTGCTGGATCATAGCCGTTGGTAATGACAGTGATTGGACCATAGGTAATGTAGCCAGAGGATACGAAGCCTGATGTATCAATCTGTCCTACACGAATACCCTTGCTGGTACCAAAGACCATGTACTTGCCGACATAAGAACCGAGGGCATAGATACGCTCACCTTTGGGCATATCAGCTGCAGTTAGCGCCTTGGTGAGTAGCGGCACAGCGCCTGATGTATCGAGGGAAAGCCGATACACAGTAGATGAATCTCCAGCATAGCCTGCTGCATAGATAGCATTAGGGCCTTCACAAATGCCAGTCCAAACCCAAGTAGGATTAGGGTGTGCATAAATAGGAAGAGTATTATTAGAAGCAAGAACAACTGTTCCTGTTAATCCAGTACTAAATGCCACGTCTGCATTGTTATGGTAGAAAGAAACCTGTGTAGCGGAAGGAACTGCAGTAACTGACCAAGTTCCATTGTAAGGAGAGGTTAGGCTGGCTATAGTAATCTGGCTACCTACTGATAAATTATGAGCAGTAGACGTAGTTAAAGTTGCTATGTTAGAAGCAAGCATGGCAGCATTAACAGCGTAAGAAGTAATAGGGGTTATTTCATACAAGTAATTATTGATACCTGCGATGATGCGCTGCTTAACCCAACTAAGACTAACTGATGTAACAGTACCTACTGCTGATGGATGAGTGAAGATAGATGTACCAGATGTAGCCCCTGTTAGTGGGCCACGATAGATGCCAGTAGCATTTGCAGCGTAGTAATTAACACCATCTTGGGCTACAGCATAGATAGTTCCAGATCCGCCCCATGTCAGGGTGGTGGTTGTGCCAGCAGCAGTTGTGCGATAAAGGTTTGCACCGTCTGCCCAAATGACTACATCCACACCATTAGCATCTATGCCGCCTACTAGGATAGGAGCATTAGTTGCGCTGGCTTGCTTGGTGACATCTGGCAGTAGTGTTACTTTACCGATGTTGAATACGTCTACACCAGCAGACTTGTTAAAGCGCATACCAACAGTCTCGCCTTGGATTGGTTCTTCATAGCGGATGCCTGCGCCGTAGTGGAATGAGGACTGGCTACGAAGCCACCAACCTGTGAGTGTCTGCTCGCCTGGTTCTTTTTGCTGGTCAATTTGTTGCTTACGGTATTGAGCCGTTTCGCGCTTGTAAGGATATTCTTTGTTTGGGCCAATGAAGAACGGTAGTCCGCCTACGGCTACATCGTAGTTGTTGGCAGTATTCTCATAGGTAGTGCCGTTGTTAGGAGCTTGACCAACAGGAACAACTGGACGTTCTGCAATATGACGATTGCCTTGTAAAGTCATGCTTCTCCTTAGATTATTCCTGCATATTCAAATTGATCTACCGCATCATCAATCGTGCGGTGCCAGTCAGATGTCTCGTACAGCATTAAAAATTTATTGTGCCAGTTCCTGCTGTAATTTTGTAGACTTTATACCCAGAGCGAGATGAGGTATCTAGTGTGTAAGTTAAGCCACCACTAATAGTTGGACTGCGATAGCCTGTTGGATAAGCAAGAATAATAACTCCAGAGCCACCTGCTCCTGGTGCAGTGCTACTGCCTCCGCCACCACCACCTGTATTTGCAGTACCAGATGTTCCGTTAGCGGCACCACCGCCACCTAATCCGCCTGCTGGTGCAGCGTTATATCCAATACCGCCACCACCACCAGCGTAGTAAGTAGATGCTCCTGTGATAGATGAAGCTAAACCAATTCCACCATAACCATTGTTTGAGTTATCTGATGTGCTATTTCCTGCAGCACCAGCACCGCCACCGCCACCGTTAGATGATCCTGGACCTGAGTTGTTGTAACCATGTCCACCAGCATTACCTTGACCAGTAACGCCACTACCACCATTCCAATAGTTACCTATGCCAGAAGCATAAGATCCACCAGCGCCGCTACCACCGTTTCCGCCAACATTGTTAAATGCGGCAGCGCCACCACCATATGTGGTTATGCTTGCAAATATTGAATTGTTACCAGTTGTTCCAGAGCTAGTTCCACCAGTACCACCTGCGCCAATAGTGCAAGTATATGCAGTGCCAGGAGTGATAGAAAGTGTACTTGTAAGTAAACCGCCTGCACCGCCACCTGGGTAAGATGCACCACCTCCGCCAGCGACAACAAGATACTCAACACTGGAAGGGGCTGGTAAACCAGCCGCTAATATTCCTAGTATTCTCATTATTGAATATCGCCGACCAAAGTGAATGTGTTTGAGCCAGTGCAGATAATAGAAGCAGCGCTGTATTGTGTACGCAACTTTGTTCCTGTGCCTGTAAAGGTAGAAGTTCCATCGCCAGCAACGGTTACTTGGCCTGCGCCAATTTGCTGGATGTTGATAATTTGTCCAATGGAAAATATGGCAGATGGAATGGTTAGCGTAATTGCAGATGAGTTAGATAAGGTAACTAACTTTGCTGCATCAACTGCTACTAATGTGTAGGTTGTTCCAGTTTGAGCGTTAATACCTACGGTAATAATAGGGGCTGTACCAAAAACCAATGAGCCAGAACCTGTCTCGTCAGAGACTGCCGATGCTAGGTTGGCTGAGGTTGGTGTACCTAAGAAAGTTCCAATAGAACCAGTGATGCCGTGTACTCCACCAGGGCCAGCAGCAATATGATCCTGAGTATCGGTTAAGTCCTGAGCCACAATAACGTGGCGAACTGTTGCACCTACGTTGTGGGCTTGAGCTGATGTGCCGTTGAAGCCACGAGTAATGGTTAGGCTGGTGCCAGAGGCAGCAGTAACAAGTACTAGTTCCTCTGCGGATGTATCGTAATCAAGGGCTAGGACATAAGGGAATGACCCTGGCAATCCCACTGGTGAAGCATTAAGAATAACCGTTGTTGCTGAACTGTTAATAGCAGAACCAACAGTGTTATCAACAGCAATCGCGGAGTAGTATCGTCTTGTTGCCATAGGTTATCCTCAGCTTGTGTAGTGGGTACGGGGTGGATATTGCTCTTGCAAACGGCGTACTTCGACAAGTAGACGTTGCTGGTACATCTGTTGTAAGACTCGGCCAATGTTTGTTGCAGAGCCGATTGGATCATTGCCTTGCTGTGCATCTGCTTCAGCAGTAGCAGCAGGTACACGGCCCATGTCAAGATACATAGCGGTACGGTAAGCCGCACCAAGGATAATTACTTCACGGGCTGAATCAGATAGACCCGTCATAGAAAAGTCATCAGTATCATATTGAAGCGGTGTTGGCTTCTTTGTATATGTTACCTGAATAGTACGACCAGGGATAATACCTTCACGGATGGAAATGGTCTTGCCAGTATTCCATGTGGTTGGGTTAGCCATGCGGTCAATACGATAGTGGCGAACTGGTAGCCATTCACGAGATGGTCCAATGGTACGCCATGAGATGCCAAGAACATCCACTGCTTCTTGTGGAAGTGGGTAAGTAGTTACCGCAGCTTGGAAGGTGAACGTGGTGTAGTACGTTCCGAATAAATCTGGGTACACCCCGTCTATGGCAAGGTTGAGGTTACGGCGGATGACAGATCGCGGAAAGGAGGGCGTGATTGTCACACGAGTACCAGCAGTATGAGTGGTGGCTACTGTGTCTCGAAAGCCTCTGCCATAGGCGGGGATAGTTGCCGTATTAGTTGTACGGTCAAACTTGTCTACCCAAATAAGTTCATCGTCAATTTCGACCAAGCCTCTAGTAAGAACCGTTCCATCGGCAACAACAAAGGTTGTCGCAGTTGCGCTTAGCGCCGATGTAAGAAAAGTGGCTTGGTCTTGACGATTGGTGTAACCAGTCAGCGCAAGGCTTGTCTCGTTAATTAAATCAATAAATGCCGTCACGATGAAATCCTCGATGCTGCTTCAGCCTCACCTAAGCCAGTGGTTCCAGCTAAGGCATTAAAGGCGCCTGGTGTGTCATAATAATAATTTTTGCCGCCATTGCGGTAAGCATAAATCTGGTTAAGGGCATCAATGCCTCGGCTGTACCTTTTACCTGTAACGTTAAACGCCCAGATCTGTGCTGCTCCATTGAAGTCGTATTGAGGTACACCATTAAGGATGGTGCCTGCCAATCTATTCAGATGGTATACCGTTGTTAAACTAGTAGCCATAGATACCCTTTCCCTAGAAAATTACTTACTTGTTCTTTGTTCCGCCAACGCCTTCATACTCTCCGTATGGAGACTTAGTTGGCTTGCCTGTCAACTTATCAGGTGTACCACCGACTGCATTCTTATTGCATCCGCACTGTACGCACATAGTTACTTTCCTTTCTTAGCTGGTAGGACTTTCTTCAAATTTGGATTGGCTTTTTTTGCAGCAGGTGAAGCCTTGCGAGTGGCTGATGCCAGGATTGCTCCAGCACGTTCCATTGGAATACCCTGCTTCTTAGCAATACTGGATTGCGCCTTTGCGAATCCCATACCTTTTTTCGCTGCCATTACTTTGCCTTCTTCTTCAAGATAGCCATGCCCTTTTTAAGTTCACGGGCTTTTTCAGCCTTTGGTTCTGCCTTTTCGGCTGCGGCGTAAGCCTTTGCCTTACTGATTTTCTTTGTTGCCATTTAGGCTACCCCTGTCTCTTTCATTACCTTTGCACTTTGCTTGGTAATAGTGGATGCCGCTGGCATAGACTCAGCATTGAATGCCGAACCTAGTTTGTCGCTTGCGGCTTTGGCTTCGTTAATAGCCTTCATTGTTGTGCCTGCTGGTTGGATGCCTTCTGATCTGGCATCGCGGTAAGCGGCTAATTCGCCATCCCATTTCTTTGCTGACATATGCTCAGCACGGGCGGCATCTCCTGCACCTAGTTCGAGGGTGCGTATCTTGCAGCCAAAGCAGCCATCAACATAACTATCATGGTTAACATGATCCGAGATGACTTCTTCGGTTGGGAAAGCCTCAAGAGAACGGATGTCGCAACCGTCACACAGGTAGACGGAAATCCAATCAGCTTTCTCATTTAGGCCGAACTGTATTTCTTTTAGATTGTGTTTGTGAGTCATTCTTCACTTTCCTAAAAAAGTCTAAGTTGCGTTGGATACGCTCAGTCTCAGGGCCATTGCCCCGAACTGCTCCCGCCGCAAAGGTTATGGCTTCGTCAATATGTCGAAGGTTGTAAGCGCTGATGCTGGCAAGGTCTGCTGCTTTCCAATCCCAGACAGCGGATTCGTAGCAGTAATGCGTGGAACGAGTACGTTCCAAAGCGTTAATAGAAGCATCTAAACACCTTTGCCATTGGTTCTTACGGTAGGCATCTACCGCAACTCCGTACCACGGCTCGCCTTCTAAGGGAAGAATTTTTACACCTTTGTCAAACCATGCAGTTGAGTCTTGCTCTAGGTTATGTGCTGACTCTCCAGCCCATCGGCAGACTGCTGCTCGTTCAACATCCCACCCATCGCAGGCTAGCTGCTTTTCCGCTGAGTCAATAACATCTTGCCAGCGTTGGGCGAAATAATATTCTCTCGTCATGTAGGTCCACATACGAGCATCGTTAGGATTCTCTTTGACTGCCATCTTTAGCAGTCCAAGGTATTGCCCACGAGATTTGTTGTTGTCAGGCTGGTGGCTAATCTTTGCTTCAGGTATGTTCACATACCGAGCATCTCCACCTTTATACCAATAAGGTACCTCGTGGCAAGGATACTTCCAGATCCAGCCGTAGCGGGAGTGGAGTTTGTCCTTTTGCCATGTAGAGCCTGTATCAAAAGATACCCAAGCGGCGTTAGTCTCTAACGTCCACTTCTTGCGTATCTTATCGAAGAAGCCTGGTTCACAGACTTCATCCATATCTAGATATAGACAAGCTTCTGCATCTGCTGGCAATAAAGCCAGTGATGCGTTACGAGCCATATCAAATCTAAATGGGTCGAAGTGAGATTCGTAGACCGTCACTCCTAATTCTCGGAGCTTATCTACTGTACCGTCTGTAGATCCTGTATCGAGGACTACTCGGTAATCGGCATCTTTAGTTGTCTCTGCCCATCGCTCACAATGAAGTATCTCATTTTTGGCAATGGAGTATGCGACAATCTTGGGCATACCGCAATCCTATCACACTAGGCTGTAGGTGCGTCTGGAATTATCTGCCAGTTTAGATCAGCTTCTACCCAATGGTAGAACTTACCGTCTGTTGGATAGGGAGTTGGTGCTTCCCAGCGAAAAGCATCATTGAGTACCCACGATGGGAAAGGCTGTGGAGCGATGAACGCATCCTTTGCCTCGTCATAGGAGTAACCAATACCTGCATAGTTCTTACGGATATTTCCGTTGTAGGAAGTGCGTACACACTTTTGTCCACGGAAGTCGCCATACCATTGCTCAGGGGTTAGCCCTTCAATAGTTTCAGTTTCGTCTATACCGACAATTACTTCGGTAACGATATTGTTTGAATCGAGAAATGCGTAGTGTGCCATTAGATTGTCACCGTTCCTGTTCCTGCTGTAAAGGTATACACTTTGTATCCTGTTGGTGTAGTTTTAGTATAAGTAAGTCCAGCGCCAATAGAGGTTAAATCTGCATAAGTGTTTGCGTAGCGAATAACTACTATTCCTGAGCCGCCAGTAGCACCATAGCCACCACCACCTACGCCACCTCCACACACGCCACCGCCTGTATTTGCGGTTCCTGCGGTATTTACAGCACCACCTCCATAAGAGGCAGAGCCATTTCCTCTGTCGGAGGCACCAGCGCCACCACCAGCATATTGAGTAGATGTTCCAGAGATAGAACAAGAAATTCCAATTCCGCCTACTCCACCGCCACCACTTGAACCGTTGCCACCAACGCCGCCTGCTCCACCACCGCCACCTGCAGAAGCATAACTTGCAAAGTCGGTTGCGGAACTACCACCACGATAACCTTGGTTTGTTGTTCCAGCACCGTAAGGACCTAAATCTCTACCTCCGCCACCGCCTGAACCACCAGTGCCTCCAGTATTTGTATATTGAGAACCATAGCCACCACCAAGTGATGTTACTGTAGAAAATACAGAGTTATTTCCACTAGTTGCTAATGCTCCACCAGCGCCTACTGTTACAGTAAATGATGAAACTACGGTAAGGGCTGACTCTAATGTTCCTCCGCCGCCAGTTGCAGTTACAGTTGAACGAAGTCCACCAGCACCACCAGCACCAGTTCTATCACCAACATAAGAACCTCCACCGCCAGCAATTACAAGATAATCTAAAGTTAAACTTGGAGCAGTTGCTCCAGCAGCAGTCCATACTCCAGCAGCATTCCAAGTGAGCATCTGCCCAAGAGTTGTATCGTAATACATCATTCCTGTAAATGGTGAAGCAGGGCGATTGGCTGTTGTGCCAATGCCAAAACCTGACTTAGATAAATCTCTAGAGCGTGTCATTTATCCTCCAACTTGAGAGCGTGTATAGCGAACAATAATAATTCCCGAGCCACCACTACCACCTGATGATACAAGTGAGTTTGTTCCTCCGCCGCCTCCACCAGTATTTACAGTACCAGAAGTGCTTTGCCCACCACCGCCGCCCAAGCCACCACCGCTTGAATTAACTGCACCACCACCGCCTGCGTAGTAGTAATGACTGCTAGAAAGTTGTCCAGTAGAAGTCGCTGCACCCATTGTATCAATAAAAGCATATGGTCCAGCAGACCCACCAACAGTTGTATTGTAAGTTGCGCCATTTCCTCCAGCACCGCCAGAGCCACCACCACCAACACCATTTTGTCCTACTGCCCCGGCGCCACCACCGCCACCGTTGTAAACGCCACCACCATTATTACCTTGGCCAGCAGTTCCATTACCAACAGTAGAAATACCACCGCCACCACCAGAACCGCCATTGCCTCCTGGCTCCCAGCCAAATGTTGCACCTACTGCTTGTCCATTGCCGCCACCAACTGCTGCAGTTAAAGAACCAAGTTGTGAATTAACGCCATTAGTTGAAGAACGGGAATTGTAAATTGCTCCAACTCCACCTGCGCCTACTGTAGCGGCATATGTTCCAGCCGTCATAGTTTGAGAAGCATAACCGACTAAACCGCCAGCGCCACCACCTGCTGCACCAACACCATTGTTAGCACCACCACCACCACCGCCGGCAACAGTAAGAATATCCATTGTAACTGAGCCGCCAGAAACAACTAAGTTAGAAGTTACAGTAAATGCTCGATAATAATATGTTGCATCTGAATACAAAGTTCCGCCTGTAACAGATGGAGTAAAAGACGGATTGCCTGCCAACATATCACTATATCGAGCAAGGGATTTGAATCCGCCTGCGTTAGACATTTTGAATATTTCGGTCATTAGGCTATTTCTACCCCACTGATGGAGAAGTTAATTGTAGTAGCAGAAGCGCCGCCAGTAATAGTATTTGTGGCTACAAGCACTTGCTTCATAGGAATAACTGTTGTGTCATAAGCGCCAACTGTAACCGTTGTAGCAATGTTAGTTCCTGCTAATCCAAGCGTAAAAGTGCCAGAAGAGGCAGCAGTATTAACTACCATAACCTCAGTCACTACAGTAGTAGTTGCCGATGGAACAGTATACAAAGTAGTTCCAGTGCTTGTTGATGCGGCTCCACGAAAGAGAACCTTTGAAGTTGTAGCCATTAGTTACTACGCTTTCTATTAGTAGGATTGCATTATTTGAGAAACGGTTGCGCTTTGAGCAATAGCATCAGACTGCGCTATGGAATAAGTATTGGAAATATTGAATGATCCGACAGACACAACGGTTGCAATATCTCCAGCAGTAAGCGCTGTTAAACCTGTAATGGTTGTACCAGTTGTTGCTGCATAATCTACACCGCGCTCAAGTAATACACCGTTGATGTACACCATTTCAGCGCCTACTGTATAAGAAAGGCTGACTGTAAAATCATCAGTTCCTGATAAAGATGTTTCTCCACCAGTTGCTGCTTTGCGCCATTGAGTCATAGTCGCAGCGCCAGCTGCTCCCGTAGCACCCGTTGCGCCTGTGTTACCTGTGGCGCCAGTAGAGCCAGCAGATCCTGTTGGACCAGTAGCTCCCGTTGAGCCATTAGTACCAGCGGTTCCTGTTGCACCTGTCGGTCCAGTAGCACCAGTGTTACCCGTTGCTCCCGTAGAACCAGTAGCACCTGTAGCACCAGTTGCACCGTTAGTTCCAGCTGAACCAGTAGGTCCAGTAGCACCCGTACTGCCTGCTCCAGTGGCTCCTGTAGCCCCTGTGGCGCCCGTAGGGCCTGTAACGCCCACATTACCAGCAACGGCGAAAGCCCATGAAGAGAATGTTCCGCTACCGCCTACGGTATCTGCGTTGATAATGAAAGTTCCGCCGCCAACATAACTGACAGGACCTTCAATGTAATTGGCTGGAGTAGTTGGATAAATTGCCCTAACTCGTTGACCAGCAACAAATGCTCCAGAATCAGCGACAAGGGTAAAGGTTTTAATGCCAGTACCGATAGTGACTGACGATGTGGAAGTTATTCCTGAGTAGCCCGTTCCAGTAGCGCCAGTAGAACCAGTGGCTCCTGTGGAGCCTGTGGTACCCGTAGATCCTGTTATTCCTGCAGGCCCTGTTGAACCTGTTTGCCCTTGTGAACCAGTAGGACCAGTAATGCCAGTACTACCAGTGGAACCAGTAGCACCCGTAGAACCTTGTGGACCAACTGCACCTTGCACTCCTTGAATACCTTGTGGACCTACTGGCCCAAGTTCGATAATTTGTGGTTGAACTGAACCAACATTGTAAACGTTGGTGGTGACTGGAATTTCAACAGTCGAAATAGAATTGACGGTAACGGCCATTATTGCACCACGCTAGCGGTTACAACAAATGCTCCTTGCAGGATTTGGTAAACATTACTTGATGGGTCAGTAAGGTTCAAAGCGTAGTTATAGTTACCTGCTGGCAGGTTTGCTGCCGATGTTTGTGTAGCAGTTAAGCCCATGTTAATCTGACCAAGCGCTGCTGAAATTGTAATCTTACCATTAGCTGTAGATAATTCTACAACAAGGTTATTGCTAATATCTCGAACCTGCATATCGGCGCTATAGCCTGTGAGGTTAACAGGAAGGTTGTCTATCTTCCATACGGGAGCAAGCGCAAAGGTAGTACCGTTATAGACGGTGATGTTGTAACGACCTGGATTCACGTCTCTCCCTTAAATAGTTGTGATGTTTGAGCCGTAGCCATTGGCTACAAGAATGTTATATTCATCGGTAGACAGTATGTACTCATGTCCGCCGAGGTAGCAGTAATCTGCACTAAGTGTTTCGTCTACTCCTGGTGTACGGATAGACACTGTGGTTTGTCCATAGACAAGGATCGTGTTAGCACGGGCAATACGGTAGCGCCAAAATAGGCGGCTAAAACCAGCAGGGCCTTCTTCAACCGTTGGTGGTTTGAATTTGTATGCCATGTTTCTCCTTGTTAATGTGGTAGCCCCACCCGAAGATGGGGCTAACACGAATTACCGAACTAGACTAGTTCTGGTGAATTGATGAAGCTGACTCGATACGTACGAGTGAAGCGTCACGATAACGCTGCCATCCGAGTACGCCGTACCATCCGATTGGACGGAAACGCATCAACTTATCAACAACTGGTCCGAAGATAACGTGTGGTTCTTCGGCAACAGCTTCTGCAAGTGCTTGCTTACCAGCAACGAGTGTACGGAATACACGAACGCCGCCTGTTCCGTAGGTCCATGCTGAACCAAATGTACCTGAACCTGTGGTTCCGCCAGTACCGTCAGCAGCTGAGAACATACGTGGAGACTCTACGAACATAGCGCCTTCGTAAGTTCCGATTGTTCCTGGCCAGAATTCAGATGAACCTGTCTCAGAGAACTTATGGTCATCACGCCATCCGCCAGAACCAGTTTCAGCACGAAGATCGTGTGAAACTTCTGGGTGGATACCAACCCAGTAGTACTCGCCTTGACGTGGAACAGCCTTGTTCGCACGGAGCTTAGCAACAGCCAAACGAATATCGCGTGACTTGATGACGTCTGTTCCGAGGATAGACTTTTGAGTTGTACCGTTGGTGTATGTACCAGCGTATGTTGAAACAGCGTTTCCGCCAACTTCAGCAATAGCGTTTGGTCCACCAACAAGTGCGTTAAGTGCAACAGTGTCGAGAGAATCGGCCATGTTGAATGCGATGATGTCAGCGATTGCTGGGTCAACATCTGAGAGTGAGAACAACTCGAGCTTACGGGTAGCAAGTGATGCGTTACCGTATTCATTGAGTGTTACTGTAATAGGAGTTGTGTTACCAAGTGCGACTGCATCTGGGTCAACAGACTCTGATAGTGGGGCTGTAGCAGCTGCTAGATCTGTGTAGATCTGGAATACAACTGATGAACCAGGCATAGCCTGTTGTACTGGCTTCTTGTCTGCAACATCGCGGATAAGAGGAACAGCACGGAGAGCGAATTCAACATAACGATCATAGGCTGTCTGTACGAGTGAGGTACCGAGGGAGCCAGATGTTGTATCTGTATATGCGTTGCTCATGTGTCACCTTCTTTCTATAAGGTTTGTGCGGATGGGGTTGTGTTGCTTAAACTACCCGCGAGTAAAGCGACTACCTGGATTGCCAGTCAATGCGTCTAAGTCATCTTTGCTAAGAGCCTTAGAGTTTAACTTTGCCATTATGTCGGCATCCCGTGTGGGAGTAGTTGCATTTTGAGTGGCAGCGTTGATGCGTTGATACGCAGCACGGTTTGTCTGTTCTTCTTCGCTGATAGGAGCAGCTTCTTCTTGGGTTGTCTTGAAGCCGAATACATCGGCATTCTCGCTTAACCAAGCATCTACCTGCTCAGGCGTTTCAATATCGCCAGGAATAAACTTGGCGATCTTGTCGGATACGCCCTTTGATGCCAATACGTCTTTGACTGAACGACTGCGTAAGTCGGATTGAATCTTGGCTAATTGCTCGGCCAAGTCTTTCTTTTCTTTCTCTGCTCGCTTAAGTGCTTTGCGGAGATTTGCAGGACCGTTAGGATCCACCTGCGCTGGTGTATCTTCTAGGTCTAGGTCGTCATCTTCATCTTCATATTGGTTTGCCATGTGGCACTCCCTTTCGTTAGTTGTGACGCAGGCCGCAAGTCATCCCAGGGGAAGGATGGTTGGCTCCCACTCTCAGTCTTTAATACGCGTCATCCATGCTGATTGGTGGAGACGGAACTTAATTTAGGAAACGCCTTGGGCTGTTCCTATGCCTAGTGATTGGCCTTGCGCACTAGCACCTGCTGAGCCACCAAATTGTGATGTCTCTGCTGTCGCTAACTTCTGACGTGCGGCTGCTGCTTGTACAGCTTCTGGACCATTAAGGGATTCTTGTAAACCTTGTGCGGTGTTGTAGTTAACTCCAAGACCAGCGCCATAGATGTTGGCTAGTGTGCCTGCTTGCTGTCCAAGTTGTTGTGCTTGAGCAAATGCTTGTGCTTGCTTAGCATAGGAAAGCGCACCAGCGCCCATTCCTTGAGCAACTTGTGAAGCACCCATAACATCTTGGATACCAGCATTAGCAGCGGCTGCTGCCGTTGTTCCCTTTTGCGCCATAGCGTTAAGGATTGGCTGTGCTTTTGTAGGATCCATTATAGCAGCAGTAATGCCACCAAGGTTGACTCCGTAATACTGTGACAAAGCATTTGTAATCGTTGGGTCTGCATTCATGGCAACATTCTTGTATGCCTGAACAATATCTCCAACCTCAGCCGCTGACTTGTCATTAGCGATAAATGCCTGAAGGTCTTGTGGCTGGTCATAGAAGCCAGCAGGAAGTCCCATGTTACGCAGGGTATCCTTGATGTTGTTTTCAGCTGTAAGGATTTGACCTTCGGTAAGCATGGATAATCCATTGGCTACACGGGCAGCATTAGTGTTACCAAAGCGAGTTTTATATTCAGGTGTTTGAAGAAGCGCTTGGTAATAGCCACTAGATGTAGTAGGGGCATTTGGTGAAGTAGATAAAGTTAATAAAGTGTCTGCTAAATCGCCTAATCCCTGTGCCTGAAACTGTTGACGGAATTGGTCAAAAGCGCTAGCAGCCTGTGATTGTAAAAATGGATTAGCGTTTGCCTTGGCAATAGCGGCAGCATCAGCAGCAGCCTTTTCATTAGCAGATTGAGTAGCGAGGAATGTACGAGTCTGTGCATTCTCTGCTTTGCTAGCATCAATTTCTGTTTGCATTTGAGAAATTATGTTATCTAGATTGGATTTAACTGGGGCTGATGGCTTGGTAACTGATTTAGCAGCCTGTATATTAAACCCTACATCTTCAGGATTAGTCGCCATGCTATGCGTTTACTCCAAATCGTTGTAGGATGCTAGAAGCAAGGTCTGAATAAGTAGCCCGTGCATTTTGTTTGTATTGCCATGATGGGTCTTGCTTGATTGTTGCCTCAAAGCTGGCAGGATCCATAACAGTCTTGCCATCGCCCTTAAGATACTTTTGTACATATGGGTCATTGACAGTAACGCTATTTGGGTCTTTCTCTAGCAACGCTGCAACTTTGTCAATAGCAGGTTGAGCCACTTGCTTGAGAGTTTGGTTAGCGTTAACCAACTGAGTTTGAAGATGGCCATATTGACCAAGGGCAGCATTCTTAAATGACTGCTCAACATCTTCAATCTTCTTGGTGCCAGCCTCAATCTTGGACAAATCTAAGCGGGCATTAACATTTAATTCTTTTGTTGTAGGGTCAATGACTGGTACGCCATATTCCCCAGCAAGCTGAATATATTTATCTATGTTTGGTTGCTCTGCTTGCTGTGCGCCAGAAGCTACAGCCTTTGCGTAATAATCTGTAAGTTGCTTTTGTAGCCAAACATTTGGGTCAAATCCTGGTGTGCTAACTTGGCTGCTTACTGTTCCGTCTGGGTTAACTGCTGTTGTAGTTACTTCCTGATTGCCAGGCTTCTTAGCCTCGTTAATCATGGCTTGTTGCCATGTAATTGTCTTACCCTTTGAATCCTTGAATGGAGACTGCATATCAATAACAGTCGGCATACGGTTAAAGACTTTTTGGAATGCTTGATAGAAGTAGCCATCAGCAGTCTTGCTGTAGTCAGTTACTCGGCTTGTAGTTGTTGGTGCATTCTGACCAAAGCCAGCAGCGGACAAACTAGAGAGATAATCGTTTGGATCCATTTGGCTCTGTTGTGCGCCAAGAAGAACCTGAATCCACGCATTCTGAATACGGGTTGGATTCTTTTCAGTCTTAGCGATGAGAGCATGGCTGACCAAGTTTTTGCGAATTTGAGCAAGGTTAACTGGCAAACGAGATTGAGATACTAAGTCGCCAATGGCAGTAGGAACTACCTTGCTGCCTACTTTAAGCGGAATAGCGCCTGAAGCGTTAAGGCTTGTACCAGTGTTAGGATCATAGATATTTGTGCCAGTGCCAGTTGTAGCGCTGAATGCACCTGATGGTGCGCCACCGTATCCACCAGCTGAACCAAATCCAGTTGCAGTTGCAGCTGGCTTTAAGTCAGTAGGTAGCAACTTAAGTTTTTGAGCCTGTGCTGCTGGAAGAGTCTGTACAGAATTGTCGCTATAGGTTACATGAATGGTGCCGTCTGCTGGATTAGCAACAGAACTTACTGGTGTAGGAGTAGCCATTTATTAACCTAACTTTGAGAATACGCTTTGGATAACTGGTGCCAAGCGAGGGTCATTTGCGGCAACAGCATCAAGGTGATTTTGCCAGTTTTGATTTTCGTCATTAACTACAGGGCCTTGAATGTTTAGCATCTTGTATTGATTTAAGCGCTGAGCATGTACCGAGTAGTCATTCATCAAGCCGCGCACAAGATTGGCTTGTTCATGGGTTGGGGTATTTGGATTGCTTGGATCCAAAATTTGCTGGAGTTGAGAGTATGCTTTATTGGCATCGTTCTTGCCATTTTGATTAGTGTAAGAATCATACCATATTGGATACAAGTTCTTCATCTTGGTCATAACGGCAGACCAACGTTCATTCTCTTGCTTCTCTGTAAAGGTATCGTAGTTTGCCTTAGCTTGTTGGATAACCTTTGTATGAGTAGCCTTGTCGCCAGCAATCAACGCATCGCCTTCAGCGATATAGAACTGGGTAAGTAGTTGAGCAGGTGTACGGTTTGCACGAAGCCCCATACCGAGAAGTTCGTTGTAAACAGTTCTATCGTTTACTGCCTTTGGATCCTGTGGGATAAGGAAGAATGCACCACGTTCTAGGTTTGATTCTGGGCTAAACCATTGTGGGTTATTCTTGATATAGTCAACTGTGCCTTGAACATATGGATACTTAGCACCTGGGATAAGGTTATCAGTCTTGCTAACTGTATAAGATACAGACTTTGAACCATGCTCGCCAAGGAAGGTAAAAAGGGCATCATTGTAGTTACCCTTTTGCTTGACCAGTTTCCAAAATTCATCACGTAATCCCACATCTTCTTGGGATACTTGTGGGGCTAATGGTGAAAGCAAGCCAAGCATGGACTTAATAATCAAGATGCTTCGAGCATTATCCTTAATGCGATTCACATAGTCTTGAATTTGATTAGGCTCAGCATTGGGTGGTGGTACTTGACCATGGTAATAAGCAGCTGCTAATGCTCCAGAAAGGGCATTGCTGAACTGGTTATTCCAGTCAACTCCGTTAATTCCAGCGGCATCTACTAGGCTCTTCATCCATGCTGCTGGAATCATTGAATCAATAATTCCGCGCTTAAAGGATATATCGCCAATGGTTCCCTTAATCATAGGATTAAGAGATGGGAAAAAGTCTGAAAGTAAGTTACCGCTGACAGAAAGGAATGGCGATACGCCAGGTGTTTGCAGTTCTGGTAGTACGGACTTCAAAGAAGTCATATTACCTTTAACGGTAAGTGGTAATCCAGATACCATAGGAACATTAAACGCTTTTAGTGTACCTTGGACTGCTTCACCGAATGCTCCAGCTCCAGGGATATAAACAAACTTGTTGCCCTGATCATCTGTTTCCATGAAGGATGGGTCTGATAAAGCATGCTCAGATAATTGATAGAAGCGCAATCCCCGTGAAAAAGCAGGTGACATAATGCTTGTGTCTTTAAGTACACGGAAAGCACGTTTTAATGCCTGCTCTTGAGCAAAGTAAAATGGCAAGAAGTTGCGAGAAAGTTGAGCAAACTGGTTGCGTAGCGCAGTGTTGTGAATCTGTGGCAACATAGAATATGATGCTTGTGTCTGAGCAAAGCGCAGAGCTTGGTTTGCTTCCATTGTGCCGTTTTCAATCATAGGCACATACTTGGCATAAGCATCAGCAACGTGCATCAAATACAAAGGCTCACGAGAAAGATTACTAACAATCGGATCCATAACCTTTTTGAAGCCAAGGTTAGCAACTGTAGTAATCAAGTTCTTGCTTGGTATATAAGGCTCAAGCATTGGACCTGATACAGCTGCTGGCATAGACTTAGGCATCTTTTGAGCCATAGCAGCCAACTGGTTAATATCTGTTGGATTACCTTCAGATAAGTTCTTGGCTATGTTCTTAAGAACAGTGCCATCCTTACCGATAAGCATACCTAGTGTGTTATCTACACGGTCAGCAGCAAATGCTCGTGGGTCTTGCTTTACCCAGCGTACAAGAGTCTTTGATTCTGCGTTGTAAGGCTTGTAGTTTCCAGCCAATGTAGCAAGGATGCGGTCATGCTCCTTGTTGATGAGAGACTCACGAAGTTTTTGATACTCCTGATGTTGAGCCATATAGTCAATATGGTCCTCAATTTGGAGTTTGCTTTTTTCGCCAAGTGCGTTGAGGAAGTCTCCAGCAATGTTCTTGTTAACATTCTCATTGGCAGCACGTTGTAGGTTTGTTGCATAACGTGGTACAAAGTGTGGGCTATCTGCTGAGTAGGTTGTATACTCAGGCAAGTCACGGAACATTGGGCTGTTCTTTTGAATCTGATAATAATAGTGAGTCATCTTGCCTGATTGGTAGGCGGTGGATGCTTCTTCACCATGACCAGGCGAAACTGCTTCTGAAATGATATGACCCTTGTTGGCCATAATCAGTTGAGTAGCAAGATCCATTTGCTCAGATGCAGTCATCTTTGCAGCAAACTTAAGTCCAGTAGCCTTTGCTTCTCTGAATGTAGGGAAGCCAGTCTTATCCCAAGCGGTGCTAATACCTTTAGATATTCCTAGTGAGGTAAGAGCAGCAGGCAGGATATGCTTTGCTTCTCCAGAGGTAAGGTCATAATCAGCCTTTGCGGCAGATGCTCCGAGCTTAGCCTTGAATGTATTGACTACGCCATAGCGAGCAAAGGTAGGGATAAGTTCTGCCGCAGCAACACGTAGACCAAATCCTGCTGTAGCAAGAGCTAATGGCTTAAAAATTGTATTGGTATATTTGTCTGCAATAAAGTCATCGGTAGCGCCCATGACTTTCTTTACTCTGCCCAAGTCGCGCACAGCACGTTTCATGGCATAAAAGTCTGGTATGTTAAACATATCGTTAGCGTGATGTGGGTTAATACCATCAACTGCTGTATCGCCAGCCTTTGTTACATATTCTCCCAATGGCTCGCCAGTAGGTTTTGAACCAAAGATTTGTGTGCCAACTAGAGGCTCATCAACCTTATTAGTTTCTTCAAAGGCTTTCTTGACGATAGCATTATCATCAGGCAATCCCATTGCTTTAAGCGATTCAAAGTATGTTTGATTCTTGATAATGCGAGCAGCGTTAATATCGTTAGCCGCTACTGCTTCAGCATACTTGCCAGCCATTTCCTTTGCTGCTGAATCGCCCATACCGAAACGGGCAATACGGTAAATGGTTGTAGCAGAATCTGGAGCATTCCAGCGGAATTGAGATAATGATAGTTTGCCAGTTTCGGCATCTACGCTGTATGGCATATATCCACTAAAGGTTTTATAGACGCCAGAGGTTAACTTATTAACCTTTAGTTGATCCTGAAGTGGCTCAGTAAATTTAGCACGAAGTAATGTGCGCTGTGGAAGCATCGCTTGACCAGCAAGGTTGCCACTCATCTCATCAAAGAAAAGACCAGTCTTGAAGAACTGATGAACTTGGTCAACATCGTTCATTGAACCTAAACGACCCGCAGCGGCTGCGCCTAATTGTGGATATTTAGCAGCAATAATTCCCGATGCCTCAGAACTGCTTTTAGCATTTTTGGCAGTATCTGCAATATCTTCAATGGCACGATTGTAGTTGCGTGATGTGGAGTTAAATATTCCAGATCCATTACGGACTGCATCAATCTGGTCTGCTGTAATAGCCATGCCTGACTGAGATTGCAAAAAGTCTTTAACTCCTGGAATCGCTCTCATCAGAGGATATTTGAGTTGTACTTCTCCAGCCTTATCCAAGGAAAGAAGTCTGCCACCACGCATAGCTTGACCAAAGCGGCCAATAATATTTAATGGGTCAGCTTCAATGTCAGTTCCCATATCTGTAACGCCAGATACGAATGAACCAACAGAGCCAAACAAACCTTTATCGGTAGACTTGAAAGCCTTACCTGCTGCATCTAAACCAACAGCATCTAAAGCAGTACCGATAGCGTTGGAAAAATCACGACCTGCTGAAACTTTATAGTTTGGATCTTCAGATTTTGCGATAGCGCTTTTATAGCCAGGAAAAAGGTTGGCTAATTTGCGTTCCGCTGCCATAGCAATATCTGCTCCGATAGCAGTTCCTGCTGGTCCTGCTAAAGAACCAAGTGCGCCGCCACCAATTACACCTAGTGTCGCAGCAAAGCCTGGAAGAAAACCGTTATCTGTGTATACGGCATGAATAAACTTGTAGTCTTTTTGAATCTCTTGGAGTGGCTTAGCAGCCCAAGACATAGCGGTAGACAAACCGTTACCAACTCTTCCCCAAAAACTTTGGGTATTGTTGGCTGAACCATGCTCCGCAATAGCATCTTGTGCGCCGATAGTATTTACGGCATGGGAAACAACAAGAGATGTGGATTGTGGATCAGATGAATTTGCAACATCAGCAGCTGCGCCAGGGTTGGCTGCAAGTGTTGGTGTTACCCAGTTACTCCAGTTAATACCAGCCAAGTTAGAATGCCTGTCCTATTCTCTCAGCAAGATACCTCATGGTTGGAGAAGCGTCTGGTTGAGATGCCATATTGTTAAAAAGGCTGTAAGCAGTTTGATACTGGCCTTGAACATCGGCATTAGTTTGGATAGGATGTGGCGTTGTTACATGTTCCCAAGGGCGATTAGATATTCCAGTAAGTGAAGGAAGTGGCTCTTGAGGTTCGGGTGTTGGCGCTGGTTGTGATTGTCCAGCCTGTGCGATGTCAGCAGCAGGCATTGGCTTTACATCAGGAGTAGCAGCCATAGGCGCTTGCGCCTGTAGGTTCATCATTTCTGCGCCATCACCATAATTAGGCATGTCAGAGATGTACCGTTGTGCTTGCTTTGATGCAATTCCGCCATCGGTTCGTGTGCTTAATGCACCTGGGAGAGATGGGGTTGTCGCTGGATTAGCTGGTTGACCCATGTTTATTCTCCTTCTTGTAGTGTTTCAATGGTACGGGCTGCATACTCGTGGAATGTTTTTTGGTCATCCACGAAACTTGCGCGTGTATCTAACATATGTGTTAGTACACTAAAGAAATTTGAAAATACGGTAAATATGTCCGATACCGTGTCGGAGAGAAGGGCGAGAACATCCCATACACTAATGTGTACGGGGCTGCGCCCACCCTGCTCATCGTAATTCAATTTGCTACTTCATTGGCTTTCCAGCAGTGGTGCCTACGCCCTTTGTGCCAGATGGTTGTACGCTGTACTTAATTGTTGACTTTCCTGTACCAGCTGGGCCAGACTTAGCTTGGATCTTTGCAGGCTGTACTGGAGCCTTACCATGTCCGCCTTGCATCTTTGGCTTTGGAACGGAACTTGTCATTGATGACTTTGTTGCCATTGTGTATCTCCTATAGGTTGTTGTTTGAACAGCAGTAGTACTAGACCGCTGTTCTCCTGATAACGCCAGCTGAAAGTTCAGGCGCACCAGAAGATGAAAGACCTGCAAGCAGGGTTTGTAATGAAGGACGTCCGCCAGGAGCCATACCCTGTTGGCCAGGTGCTACTCCTTGCATACGACCAGTTGCACTTAGACCTTGAGGTATTTGCCCTTGGCCAGTAGGCTCCCCTGGAGGAACCTGACCTGGGGCTTGTGCCTCACCAGCGGCTGCAACTTCAGGGGAAACTTCTTGTGCTTGCGCTTGTTCAGACTCAAACGCTTCTTCAATAACATCCTCAATGGCTTTGCCAGCTTGACGGCCAGCAATTACTTTAGCCATTGCGGTAAGAATCTTGGAAGGATCTTGTCCTTGTGCAACCATGGCAGGAAGTGCTTGTGCATAACCTGACACTGCTTGAATAAGAGAATCTCTTAATTCTTCAATTTCAACTTTTTGTTCTTCCATGGTGACGTTAATCTCCCATGGCATTTGACGGCGCAAGAAATCTCGTGAGATAAGTTTATCACCACGTGCTTGCAAACCGAATACCAAAGCACGGTTTGGATCAAGTCCAGCCATAAGACCATAAGTGACATCGCACCAGTAGTCGCCTTGAATTGCTTCCTTTGGCTTGTAGGTGATTTCATAAGGAGCGCCAGCGTTAACACCGCGTACTTCCTTTTCAATGTCACCAAAGTACATCTCGTCCATCTTGAAACAGATACGCATAACATGGCGGAATGTTTCAGCAAGAACTGCTTGTGCTGTTTTGACCTGAGTATCAAATCCACCCATAAGGGCTTGTACGCCACGACCAGTAACGATAGAACCTGATTGCTGTCCTAGTCGGCCTTCTGGGTAACGTGAGCCTGTGCGAAGTTCTTGGTCAAGTTGTTGTGACTCTTGGAAAATTCCGTTAGGAATGTCTAGACCAACACGGCGAATCTTTTCAGGGTTGGCAGAGCGAATAGTCGCATCTGGACCAATCTCAAGAACGTTTACATCAGAAGGCAAAGCAAATGGTGCTTGTACTGACTTCTGCGCTGCTTCAAGTTGAAGGGTGGCGAATCTTGCACGGGCAACTTGTACCCACATGATGTCATCAAATTGTCCACGTTGGTTTTCATCGGAGTCAACGCCAGGACGGATAGCAATAACGATAGGCAATTCACCGAGCTTGTTCTTAGCACGGCTAAGGACTAGGTTCATGCGCTCTGGGATAAAGAGTGTTAGTTCTTCTTTGTCCTGATAGCGAAATACCTCAAGCATACGCTCTGAGTTACGGTTCTCGTACTTGCCACGAATCTCTGATTCATGCTCAGGGAAGTCGTTGCATAGTTCGCGTACTGTCTTTTGATAACGCTTGGTATAGGAAAGCAATTTGCCGAAACGGTCATACTCTGGGTATGCACCGATTGGGCTGTCAATGCGAATCATCGGGCGATTGTTTTCGTAGTCTGGCTCTACGATAAAAGCCAGCATTCCAAAGGTGATGTAGCGATCTGCACCTGAGTACATCAAAGTCTGAAGGTTGCAAGAGTCACGATAGCCAGCGGCAATCATGCTACGAATATCAGCACGTTTTCTAGCACGATCTGAAGTGCTGTTGGTTGTCATGCAGGAGAAGGTAGGAAGTGGGGCAATTACTTCAGATACATCACGAGCTGCAACGTCAATGAAGTTGGCAACCATTGGCTTAGGAAATTCATCGGGGAACATTCCTGGGAATACTTGCTGGATGTCGCCTTGGCGAATAGCCATAAGGTCAGACCAACGAGAGTCGCGTGTATGGTACTTATCACGCAGTTTGCGGACTTTAACCGCTAACTGGTCAATATCTTGTGCCATAGAATGTGCCTCCATTGGCTGCTAGTTTTTCTTGCATCTTTGCGTATTCTTCGAGGTTGACTACTTTGCGACTTGCGATCTGGTTGCGTGTGGCAAATGGATTCTTGACGAATGAGCCACCGTAGGCACCTGACTGATTGAGATAGTCACGCATCTGCGTCTCTGCGAACCAAAGAGCCATTGGACCATCTTGCTTATTCTTCGTTCCAGCTGACCAAGTAATCAACTGCTCAATAAGCGCCTTGATATGTTCGTTGTCGGCCCGTGGCAATTCCAGTAGGTTGTTCTTCATAAATTTGCCTTGGTTGTCAATCGAGCCGAACAATCCCGCCATTGACGCTACACCGAATTCAGCGTCCATCTTATTTGCACCCGTGTAGTGTTGAACGAGTCGGATACCTCGAGAAGCGAGGTGGCGGTTAATCTCTTCATCTTGCGTAAGGAATAACTGGAAAGCGTTCTTCTCAATTACCCATACCTTTGGACTGTATCGTTCTGTCCAGTTCTTAATCAAATCTCTAATCTGCTGTGGCGTAGGCGCTGGCATTCTCGATGCTTCGAGAAGGTAGCGCTTGCCTGAAGTTCTATCTCCTGCCATGACGACAGAGAAGGTATCTCCCGACATCGCTGGATCCATAGAGCAAACAATGTATTGGTCTTTCAAGTCTGCTGGATAGCCAGGTGAGCCTGGCATCAGTGGACCGAAAGGGCGATAGCCATTGACTGAACCGCGTACACACTCAGGGCTGAAGATTGCCGTTGACTCGACATCTTGCTGCTGGTAAACCATAGCCCAAGTCTTTGGGTCAATTAAGCCTCTGCGCTTGCGAAGATGCTCACCCGACCAGCGTGGGTATAAACCGTTTTTATCAGGGAGCGTATCGTCAGCATCCCATGGGCGGTCTGACTTTGGCCAAAGCGTTACCCAATCCTTTGGGTCATCCTTGAATTCAAGAACGGCTGGCATTGCGAGGTATGTCCATGGGCTTGCGCCATCTGGGTATCTCTCAGGGTTACGCATCTCTCGGTATAAATCCATTGGGTCTACACGAGTACCGACAACAAGAATCTTTCCCGTTGGACCGACACGAGTCAAGACTTCCTGCTGAATCCAACGCAACTGCTTCTCATACTCTCCAGCGTTAGCGAGAGTCACGCAGTCATCCAAAATGATAAGGTCGGCACGGGCGCCGTAAATCTGGCCGCCGATACCTAGTGCTTGTACCGTTGGGTCTTTTTCACCCGAGTCGCGCTCAAGGTAGATGGCGTCTGCTGTCCACTTATCTGCGGTGGCTTTGAAGCCTTCCACTGGTGCGTAGCGCCTTTGAAGTTCTGCCCATTGAGGCGAGGTCAAGCGTTGCTTGATCGCATAAAGAAACTCTTTCGCCATACCTTGAGTCTTAGAGACTAGCTTGATACGGACGTTAGGATTTGTGACAATGCGATAGGTAACATAGTCAATCGAGACGGTCATGGACTTGGCATGCTCAGGAGGCATGTTGACCAAGACGTAATTCTTAAAGCCCTTTTCATAGGTCATGTTGCCGTGTAGCCAGGCTGGCTCACCTTCTTCAAGAAGGGAGGTGACGTTTCGTTGATGGTCGAAAGTCATCGAGTTAAGGTACTTGCTTCTAAAGTCCTCAAAGCTGATATTGGCATCATCGTCTGAGACAACGCCTTTTCGTTTCTGTAGAACGCGAAGAAGGTCAATAGCCTCTTTGAACTGTGGATCAGAGGAGCGATAGTACTCGTAAGACTTGACAGATTTGCCTACGGCGCGGCATGCGTCCTCGACTGTCACGCCTTCTTCTATCAGCGCGAGAAGGCGCTTCTTGGCATCGGGCGCGGAAAGCGTAGCCCCTGGGGCTAGCTTGTACGCGTTGCTTTTTGCCATTGTATTTAATCCTTTGATGGAGCTGCCTATGGGCAACCTTTGGGTTATTTATGGGGGCGCCTTAAGCGCCAAATCTTTTACTCCCTATGGGGAAGCCTACAAGGCTTACGGCTTCCAACCCTGATCGTCAGCCCCAAAGGCTGACTTTATACCGTAGTTCGTCTCAACGGCTACGTTCGCTTGAGGCTCACTCTGCCGTGAGCCGAACGGGTAGACCCGTTTTATTTTATCCCCTATATATACTAAGGTGGTGGATTTAGGCTTTATCCCGCCCTAAGCCCTGTGATTTACACCACATCATCTAAAGTCAGTATTCTACGCCTACTTTAGCGTAAAAATAATTTAGACCTGTGGTTTAATAATCTCAGTATTTGAGATAAATTTAGCTGGGCGCCGATCTATATTTAGAAAAAATATTTGGGTTGATAGTCACCCGTCCCACGCCCGTATATTAAAACCCTAGGGGTTGATTAACCCGTCCGAATAGCCGTGCGGGAAATACTTATCTCCCACCCGTAGAAGTAACACTTTATTTTTTGGCGTGATAGCCGTTTAATATCCATGTATAGCGCCCTAATAAATAGATATACGGCGGGAATTGGGGAGAAGCGGAGAGTTATGATGGAAAGCACGGGGGACAGTACCTACCCGCCTAACCGCATGAGTTACCGCCTAACCTGCCTACTTTCCCCCGATCCATAACGGGGCAGCCCTAGCCCGTGGGCAGCTGCCTAGACTTAACATAATCCGCGGCATGGGAGAGTAAT